GGAGGCTCAAGCATAACACTTTCGTCAATAGACGGTAATGACCCAACTGTATAATCATTCCTGATTAATTTAGGATGGAACGTACCATCTATCCCATACCGCATAATACCATCAACATGATTCAAAATCATACTGATATATGACATTGCGCTTTGTTGTCTGTATAATAATATGCTCATACCTCTGTATTCATCCGACAAAGTATTCGCACACGCAAGAAAATCTGCGGAATCTAACCATGACGAAGGTAAGCCAGTCAAATTTTCAAGGATATACCATAAAGCATGGGCGGGGTTTACGTCGTATTGCTGCACTTCTACCGTTCCACCGCAACCGGTCACAGGAAGTTTTTTTACAACAAATGAAAATGTAGGTGTTCTGTTATATTTTCCAATATAACAATCGTGCATATAAGCCCAACATAAATTCCTATATGGTGATTTCAGTGTCGTGTCAGGCACAATGTCATCCATATCGCTAATATCTATCTGGTCATCAGTCCCAAAATAAAAATCACATCGCCCTATCTTAGGGATTGTGATTGTTTCCACACCACCAGATGCAGGACAATCCACCTCGCCATCCCATACTAACTCATCATTTTTATAAATGGCATACAGTGTGTCAACCGGCCCCGCACAGATACCCAAAGCCCACGACATATAGTATTTATACCCTGTTACCTGATAATCAGACACTATTTCCCCCCATCATCTATTTTGACAAGCTGAGGCACAGCTCTTTCCTTACCAAATGCCAACAAATGACCTTTTATTTTTGCTGTGCCCATTAAGTCAGGTACTGGAACGCCTATGGTTGATGACATTACATTCTGTTCTACCGTTGGAGCGGCTGGGGCATCTATGTCCGGAGTAATAGGGTCAACATAACTTCCTATACTATACCCAATCGTAGCCCCGTAAACAATACCATAAGCAAGACCGACCCAATTTCCCATAAACCAGCCAATCACTCCACCAACTACCGCACCACCAATACCGCCTAACCATTGTCCTGTACTCATGATAAAATCCTATATATAAATCTAAGTTTACGATTTAAAATTCTATCCTTAATAGATATTTTACAAACTCCTCCGTCCGCTAATGATTGATAAGCGTAACCATCGCAATAAATTGATGCATGAGACGAAGCCTTACCATAATGAGAGAGTAATATATCTCCTGTTTTAAATTCATTAAAATTTTTTGCTTGAAATTTTTCAACATTTAAATACTTCTCTATACCCTGACAAAATATTTCATCCTCATTATGCAGATGCCAGTCTCTGGCATAGGCCGGAACCATTTTTTTATTCCCGACAATCTCCATTTCCTGCATAACCCTGACGATAAAATAAGCACAATCACAACCCTTGCCCTTAACGCCACAACAATGCTTAAATGGCGTCCCAAGCCATGAGGCTAATATAGTTTTTAATTGTTCCTGTTTTTGTATATTATCAAAATAATACATTACCATCTCGCCCTAATCCCTGGATTCTCCACAGGTATAAATGGGAAACCAAGGAAATTAATAATATTATTAAATTTGTCCCTGCATGTCTCAGCCCTCCTGTCACATCCAGGATAAGCGTCCACTGAATCAGTGTCAACTATCGTGCTGATTGGATATAATAATGTGATATCATCTCCGGTATGTGCCACAATAGATACAGATTGAGAATTAAAAATTAACTCTCCATTAACAAAATAACCATCATCATAAGTCCCAAATGTAGCAGATGTTAGAATTGTTTTTGCAGCGTTTACAGTAATTGTGGCCGTCACTTTATATGAAGATTTTGTCTTAGTGCAAGCCGTGTCAAATAACGTATGATTACAGGTGATTTGATATCTCATTGTCGGGATGGTCATTTTCAAAAATTGCTCAAATCCTACACAAGCGATATTAACTTTTGACCCCTTAAACGAAACAGCTTTGATTTGCCCAATAAAAATAACGTTGGCCTCATATGGTGACTGATCACGGAATAGCTTTGACACTTGCATCCATAATCTATCCACAGGATTTATGGCGATAAACTCTATCATTGGAGTGGTGACTTTAGAGGCCGTGATACTCATTGATGTGACCTCAAGCGTTACATCATATTTTACAGATGTTCTGGAAAGTGTCGCCGGTTGGTATGTTTTTCCATCAAAAATAACTGAAGTATCGCCGCTTGTATATGTCCACTCTCTCCCCGCCTCACTCCAAAGCCTATAAATTTCAATAGGTTTACGCTGTGATGCTTCCTCTTTGCTTATATATGTTGCACTTGCAGATTTCATAATTCAACCAAATTTAAAGTTATTCGTGCTAATCCTAATTTCATATATTCCATTTTTGCCTCATCAACCCCGAATCTAACCTCATGCAAAAAGCAAATTAGAACATCTGACAGATCCGCCGCCAATACAGACGTTCCAATAGCTGAGTCTAAAGTAATTAATGTCTCTAATGGTCTGGCTGTAATCTCTTTACACGTATAAGTACCGTCAGGAAATTTAATATAAATATGTTTCCCGACTAATTGTGCGCTGGTGAAATAAGTTTTTTCAATAGTAATAGAATTATTTGCCGCATCAATAGCCGCTGTTGGTGTTATGTCCTCTATCCATGTGGGAGCATAAAAAGATACAAGCCGCCCTTGTTTAGAATCAAAGAAATTCATAAAATCAGAGATAGATTCCCTGTCCTCAAATATAAATTGTCTATTTAATGTGCGCCGTGTGTCCCCAAAAAGGTTAGTAGCTTTTTCTAATCCATAAAAACCAAGCAACGTGTATGGATGTCTGTATTTTTCTTTCACACCTGTGACCAGCGGTTTAGTTAGAAATAAATCCAAACCATTATAAGTAGCGACACCGGATGAAGGCAGCGAATAAGAAAATGTTCTCAGACTTTCAAAACTCTCATCTGCAATGATATCAATAGTGTCAAAGTCCGGAGCAATAAAATTAATACTCTGTTCAGGTTTTATTCTAAATTCATATAAAGGGAAAACTTTAGTACCAACCCCCCATGTATCAGTTAAATTACTAACCAATGTAATTTGGGTTGAAGAGTCAACTGTGTCAATCTCTGCATATTCGTATGTCTCCCAGTCATAGGCATCAATTAAAATGCACTGTCTCCCAGCGTAAAAATGCCGATAATCTGTTTCATCTACTGTTAAGATTTTCTGCCCCGATGCTGCGGAGGCTGTCAATTCTGTTTTGTCTGCAATGAAGGGGAAAAACCAAGTATTGTGTAAATCTGTGAATAATGCCGCCTTAATAAAATACCGCTCAGCATTCGTTGTAAATTCCATTTGATTTTCAAGACCAATCCTCGGCCATGAATAGAGCGCAGTCCTTTTTTCTCCACCCTCTATGGTTTCCTGTATAGTTGTCCGCCATAAATGAGAGATATTCTGTTTTACGAATTGGCCTGTGATATATACGCTCATGCTTTATCCTAATGCCCTGCGGACTGTTTGCGCTTGCCCACCAATTACATTTATAACCGCATTCTGTCCCTGTGCTGATGCTAAATATTGATCAAACATTTCAGGGGATACAGCGTTTAATACTGTAACCTGTGCCGGTGTTTTTTCTGCCATCTGCACAGGCACTTTCCCGCCCTTTAATGGTATATGTGCCTCGTCTATGTTTCCTGTTTGATAAATGCCTTTGGCTCTGGATATACCGCCTTGGTCATAGCTTGGAGGCTGAGCTGATGCTATCATTGCAACCCTGACCATAGCCTGACCGTATATAACAGCGGCGTTTATTGTCCCTGCTACACCTCCAACCTCTAAAGCCTTATTAGCCGCAAGATGTGCTGATATAATGGCCTGAGCTATCGCAAAAGCTTTATAAACAAGAAATGCCTCTTTGCTTTGCTTTCCTCCGGCCTCTGAAATCTGCCTGAATGTATCAGCGATCATACCTGCCGACTGTGAATATATCTGTAAGCGGCTGTTATTTTCAGCCTGTTCTATTTGCTTTATTTTTTCTGCCGTGAGCTGTGCTATTTGTATCTTATTTGCTCCGGCCTGTTCCCATATAATAGCCTGTGACTCTATTTGCATCATATCAAGTTCAACTTGCGATTTACCAAGCATGGCGTATTGCTCGTTGAATTGCCGGACAGTCTCCAAGTCTTTCTCAAAAAAAGCCTTACGTTCCTCAAGCCGGACCTGCTCCATTGTGGTATATGCTTCCGTTTCTTTACCGTACTGGTCTTGTATTTTTGCAAGTTTTTGAGCTGTTTCCCAGTCAAAATAATCAAGCCTGTCCATTGTTAATTCTTTTAGCCTGGCGTTTAGCTGTTCTTCAAGGGCTATGCGCTCGTCTATTAATTTTTGGTTTGGTTTTACTACATTCTTTTTTTGAGCAACTATACTACCAGCCTGGATGCTATCACCTGCACCCACTGTTTTTGCTACACCCGATACAGCCGTTCCCACTTTGTTGTATGCCGCATTAACTTTTTCTATATCTTTAGCGATATCTGACACAAGCCCACCGCTAACTTCCTTAAAATCAGCCAATATCGTTTCTATTTTATCAAAAGGGTTAATTTTTATCGCACCTATTTTTTTAAATCCTTCAAAAAGATAATCTAACGGGATAAAAATACGGCGAAGCCCCTCAAATAATACATCCAAAGAAGCAGCAACGGCATAAATCGCTGATTGACCGACAATTTTTATGCCCAGCCACATATTATTGAAAAATCGTAATACTTCTATCAAAGAATTGATGGCATCGCCTGTTTTTTTAATCAACCCAGGCATATTTTGTTTAATAATATCTTTGTTGATTTTCATCCAGTCATTTATTAATTTTAATATCGCTGAATAATAAGGGATTAACGCTTGCCCTAATAAAGCGGCTGTGCTTTCTATATGTGCTAAAAACTGTTTCTGCTGATTTGCCGCACCCTCCATAGTCCTGGACATATCACCAATAGCCGCCGTTGAACCTTCAACCATGAGGGCATAAGATGCTTGAGCTTTCATCCCTGCTGTTAGTTCATCTTTTGTTTGTGCCAATCCCATATCCAATGCTCTTTGTTGTACAACAGTAGCATTTAACACAATCCCATATTTTTTCATAACTTGATATTCACCAGTTAACGCTGATTGAATATTTTCCATGACTTGGACTGTTTCTAAATTATTAAAAGAACCAAGGTCTGCTGATAATTGTACTATTTTATTTGAAAGAGTTCCGGCAGCTTTTGAGTTCATCCCCATAGGAACAAGTAAATCTTGAATACTGGATAGATATTGTTTAGCTTCCCTATCTGACATGGCATAAGATTCGACTAATGTTTCAGCCCAAGACTGAGCCGTCTGTTCTTGGCCTTTAAAAACAACATCAAATTTACTTTGCACCTCTTCTAAATCACTGGCAGCACTAAGTAATTTTTTAGTAAAAACCGCAACACCTGCAACGGCAGCTAAAGAAACCATGGCAGTGCGAAGATTAAAAACAGAAGCTTGGATTTTCCCCAATGCCGCCACGCTCCCAGATTGAAATTTCTGAAATTGCCTACCGGCCAGCTTTGCAGATTTTTCAAGAGGACTTAAATCCGCCGCAAAAGTGGTATATAATGTTCCTAAATCAGCCATTTTTAACCCTCTTGTTATGTCTTTTCACCATAGCCATTAAAATGCTTTTCTGTTCCTCTACCGTCTGCACTTTTGGTTTCCCAACATCGCCCCACTTAGGAATAAAATCAACCGGATGTACAAACTTGGGTGTTGTTCCTTTTGTTTTGTATATTTCTTTTGCCAAGTTTGTAACCACTGAGCATATCATCCCCCATCCATACTCATCTCTATCCTTCCCTATTGGGTCAATCCTGTCATATGCCAACCACTCACTAACCTGTGCCGATGTTAAATTCTCCAACAAATGGTCTGGATGCGCATACCCTAACTCTCGGCACAGTCTGAAATAGAATCGCCGCTCTGGGCGGCTTCGGAGTTTTTTACAAGATTTTCCTTGTCATCATCCGATATTTTATTTAATTTCTGTGCCATGTTCACGATCAATTCCAAACGTGCCGCACTGATGTTTTGCGATAGAAGCCCCACATCACCAGGTTGCATTAAATTTTTACCTTGTTCATCGCACAAAGTATAAACAGCCAGTTTTGCCCTGAAATCATCAAGGGAACGTGTAAACTCAATCTGTCCATCTGTCCCCTTGACTTCTTTCATTAGGCTTTGTTCAAATCTGTCACGTTCACGCCCTGTCATTTGTCTGACATAGACGCATTCAGTTTTAGATAAAACGACTTTCTCCGTCAATAAATCTTGCTTTTTTAATAAATCTTCTCTTGATAACCCTTTCATTTTATACAATCCTTTTTTTAGTTATGCTGGTGATCCTGAGTAACTTCCAGAATTAACTGTTATTGCGCCTGATATTTTAATTGTAACTGCTATGGTTACAGGAGCTTCACCGATTGTTAACGGCATACCTGTGACCAATCCTTCAAACTCAATGGATGTCGAATCAGTATCAGGCAAAACAATTTCATAATTCTGTTTTGTGTTAGACTCAAAATCAGACAACACTATATCAAATTCAGTCCTGTCAAATATCATGTCAAGCGTAATTTCGCCAGCTTCCCTAAATCCCGTGATAAATGTTCTGTATCCGCCAGTTGTATCAAGTGCTGTGGTATCGTGTGTGTCTCTTGATACTGTCGGTCCCCCAATGTTTGTAATACCAGCCATGGACGCCCATGCGCTGGTTGATGTATTCCATCTGCGGAATACTGTTCCAACTCCGCTAAATCCTTCTACTGCCATAATTCTTACCTCCTACGTTGTATGGTAAATGTGCAAATAAATCTCGCCCTGTTATTTTCGTCCCAATCCAATAATGTTGGAGCGTCCACCGCCCTAATTAATGAATAATATGTTGATGCCTCTGTCTGGCCGTTTATCCCGTGCAGGAATGCTTGGATGTCAAACAACAACTCCCAACCAGTCATATAATCAATATTTCTAACTCTAACTTGAATCGAAGGATTGTAATATTCAATCCCTGCCTTACCCTGTAATGTTATTTGTGGCGCATCACCCGGAATATCAAATACAGTCACGCAATTATCAGGCGTTGCTGGCTCTCTGCCTAAGAATAGATCTGTGGCAAATGTTAACCCCAAGCTGGAATCGGAATCTAATAATGAGCATATGTCTTTACCTGCTGAATTCATTTTTTAGACCTTTGCATTTTTTTGAATTTCATTTAATATTTTTCCTTTATTCCTGTATATAGACCCCACGAAAAAACCAGCCCCAGCCCCAGGCCGCCGGAAATTCCTACCGTATGACTCATGAACGGTTAATGCATAATTAGCTGAAAATCCAAACTTCAAAGTAGGCATGGCCATAACGTAGATAGGAAACGTCCCCCAACTCAACCTTAAATTCCCTGTTGCTACTGGGATTAGGGGCGGGGTCTTCTCCATGTCTCTCCGTATGATGATAGCACTCTTAATAAATCCTTTCATCGTGTGTACCTTAATGTCCTTAATCTCCTTATTGAGATTACGCATCACTTTTTTTAGGCTCAATTTTTCCTTTACACTCATAAATAAGCCACCCGCATAAAATCATCAGTTTTAAATAACATCGGATTTTTATCAAATTGTAAAATACAATGTGCGCCATCTACCAGTAAGGGATTAGCTTTTTCCGCTGTTGATAAATCCGACAATGAACCTAAATATAAAAACCCTTGCTCGTCAACATCTTGCAGTGTTACCACCTCATTTTTGCAGGTATGTTCAACACCCTTGGAATCTGTGATAACTTGTGTTGATCCGTCCCATCTTACATAAATTTCAACTGGTGTATCATATGTCATGCCACCATAACCGTCATTTACAGGAGTCCCCCAATATACGGCAGTTTGTACGCATGCTTTTGATAGAAATCTTTCTAATGATTTTGCCATATTACCTCTTAATCAAAACTCGTGGCTGCTACTATTGAAGCTCGTTTCATTGATATAGCCGCCGCCATTTTGCCAGTAGTATCTAAAACTAATACCTGCTGGCCGTAAAATGTAGCGTTTAAGCCCATGCCAGTTTTACCCTGAAATGTTACGTCACCTTTACCAGCCTTACCTTTTATGATTTGTTGCTCTTTTGTACAGGCAATCAAATGAGCAGAAAGCCATCGTTCAATCTCTTTTTTATGATCATCTGATATAGTGGTGTCACTGCCGACAATTTCTGTAACAGTATAATTGGCAGCGGCAATAAAGGTATCAACCACCGTTTCAGTTAAATCAGTATCTATGATTAGCCCAACTTCTGCTGCCGATACCCTCGCCATAATTAATTATCCTTTTTTAATATTTTTAAAGCTGCCTGCCTTACATCTTCCGGCAGAATCATAGACATGGCCTGTTTGCAATGTTCGCATGGTGAATACCTGCCGCAAAAAGACTCCGGCAAATTAGAAATATAAAAATTAGTCTGATATTTATATCCTGTAATTTTAGGGTCTGCAAAACCGCCAAATATAACAATAGCTGGTGTTCCCATGCTTGCGGCCATGTGATGTGTACCGCCATCAGGTGTCATGACCAATGCCGCATGCTCTATAATACCAGCCGCAACCCTGAAACTTGGCGGCTTAATCTCTTTTGCGCCTGGGAGTATATGAGTTTTATCATCAACTTTGAATTGATATACAGGTACAGGGAAATTATAAATAACCTCTTCCCACCTATGAAAACCCCAGTCCTTGTTCTGGCTGCTGCCATTCCTGACAATAGGCTCAACTATGACATAAGGTTTCTCAGGGACTAAGCATAAAGCCTCGGCCTGTTCTTTTGCTGTCAATTTAATATGGCCTGCCCTCGCCTTATAATTATTATTCCAAATACTTCTGACTATTGGTTTACGTTCCCATTTGAGGATGTAAGGTCTGGCAGAAGGGCCGTCAACGATTCTCAATGGTGACTTAGGATCAACCGCCGGATGATTTAACCATATCTCATGAGTCCGAGCATTGCCGCTGACACCACGGATAGATACAGGTTTGCCAAGTATGTTGTAAATAACCTCGGCTCTACCTAATGCCATTATTTCATCGCCAAATCCCATTATTTGTCCCAACTCATAATGTAATCACCCTGGATGCCCTTCCGTTTTTTTGCGCCTAATTTTATAAGATATTCAACGGCTGCAATATTGGAAATACCATACAATGCGGGGCCGCCTGTCTCCGGTTTTTGCTCAACAATGATGCAGGGTTTGTGTTTTAATAATAATTTTTCCATGCCCTGCAAAACAAACAATTCAAAACCTTCACAGTCTATCTTAACAAAGTCCACCACGCCATCAGGTAACTCAATATCATCAATGCGCAACATTAACACACGTTGAGAATTTGCGCCCTTCTCAATATCTATGCCAGTATCACCGGATGAACCATTAGTCCTTGTAGAAATATAAGCAAAACCATTCTCATTCCCGACTGCATGTTTTATCAATGTGGCATTATCACTTTTGACGTTTTTCTCCCAGCAATCAGAATGCGCCTTCATTGGTTCGAATGCGATTAATTGTTTAAAATCTTGAGCCATATAATATGACCACGTTCCGACATGCGCTCCGATATCAATGCATATATTTTTTGTATCTCTGATAAATGGTTGACATGCTTCATATTTATGATATTGATACGCTTTTCGTCCATCGACTACTTTATTGACGTGAGTCATCCATCCAATGAGATGTTTTTCATTATCCGGAAACCACCAACCTGTTTTTTTTGAAAATGTCATATATCTCTTCCTATCCTGTCCCAACACATACCTGATTTAATTTCCTTAAATGTCCACTGGTTAGCGCATAAATTCAGCAACCAATCTTCCCTGTCAGGGCATGATGGACATTCAATATCCTCTAACGCTACCGATAATGGAGTGCCCCCACACGGCATAGTACAATGTACAGGAACGCCAGCTATTAACGCATCTACTGCCACATTTGAAAACGCTGTTACTAAAAACCATGCTTTCTTTAATGCTTTTGATAGTGATTCTTTTGCATGCCGCTCCCTCATTATGATTGGCCTGTCTGTATATTTTTTTATCTGCTTTAATATTTTAGTTTTCCAACTTCTTGCAGAAAAACCAAATAATTTGGCAATTCCATTGTCAGGAGGACAAACTAAAATATTTTCACCTTCTGTTTGCCATGGTTGCAATGATATGCCTAACCGCTCCAATCTGTTTTTATTCTCCATTGACTCTTTGTAACCATCACTCTGGATATACGCCATCTGATATGCGTTTCTTGTCACTCTGAAACTTCGGCCACGATTAAAATATCCATGATCGCCATAATACCAATCTAACCCCATTACTTGAGATTGTTTCAGCCCTGCCCATGTCATAGGTGTGCCGAATGCAGCCCATGCGCCCAATTCGTAATGATCACCTTCAACCATCCTGCCGCCACAACCCTTCGCAAATGCACTGGCAAATTTGGGAGATGTTTTTTCCCCTGGGACATAGTACACAATGACGTCCTGATGACTGGCTGTCCTTTTTTTCTGTATGGCTGGCTTATCTTCCACAAGAACAAGGTTTCTCATCACGCCGCTTGACAACTCGCTCTTGTTGGCGTAAAAAGTCTGATTTGGTTTAATTACCTGACCATTCCAACGCAAACTACCACCGCCAATCTTCTTCCAGCATACCTGTTCCCTATAATTTTCCATCCAACGCCTCAGTTAAAGTGATTTTTGGAAAATCTTTAATCTGGCTATCCTTGCTTACATTGTATATCTTTAACCCTAAACTCTCGGCATCTGCGGCAATAGCAGGGAACGATTTTAAATGTTTAAAAAACGGCGGCGGCCTTAAAGCTTTTTGACCTGGTGGCATGTGTGATCCGTGCCAGTGGCTATGGTCTGCATCCATAGTCATGTCAAATCCTAAAAGAAAAATAGTTTTAACTCCAAGATGATGCGCTAAACTTATGGCTGCCGCTCCTGAGTTAGAGTTCCAAGAGACCTTAGATGGAATTGATGTAATGCCCTGACGTTTTTCTCTATCACGCTCTAAAAATTTAATACCTTCCATTTTGTTCTGTTGTCTATTTGCAAATTTCTGATCGCAACAAACTTTAACACCTGGCCAATGTGCCAATTTTTCACGATGTAGCATGTGCCAATGGCTATCACCAAAAAAAAGAATATCCAGCCAATGACCAAGCTGATAAGCGTTATTAATCCCGATTACGTGTTGGTCATGTATAGGCCGTAAATACGCTGAATAGGCAGAAGGTAATAAACTGCCGGCATACACTTTATGAATAATAGAATCTGGTACACCAAATTGTTGAGGCATGGAAGTGCCACCACCAATAATCCAGCATGAGCTATCCTTCCATATTTTAGGCACAGTCCATATCATGCGTTTAATTCCTCAACTAATTGCCTCGCTGCCTTCTCCCTGAGACCTTTATCATTGATAGATTTTCCTGAAACAGTATTAATAACATTATACCAGCCACCATTCTGTTTTTTCATCTCATAAGTAGCTGGCTCTTTCTCTTGCACAACAAAAGATTTCACAGGGATAATCGGGTCAGGCTCAGGTAATTGCTCCATCGGGATTACATAACGCCGTAAAGAGTCGGGGATCTCATCTGGTGTCGCTGAGAAAATCTCATTTGGTTTTATAATTTTACCACGAATGAACCGTAAAGATCCCCCACCTATTTTCCGCCATGTTATTTCCTTACTTTCAATCATACTTTCCACCTCGTTTATGATAATACTACAACACCACAATTACCGTCCTGGTCAGAGCGAATCTGAGGCACCTGAATTGTCATAACCTTGTATTTAGTTATGAATTTTCCTTCTGTCTGCCATTCAACATTCTGGATTGGAAGCCCACGCACCAACCTAACGACGTCTGGTGTCATCTGAGCCAAGACCACGGTGTTGGCCGGCAACGTATCCACAACTTTAATACCCTGGATACCGTCAATTTTTAGAATCCTTTCCCTGATTGTAGTTCCTGGTGTAGTGGTGTCATAATCATCATCAAGGACAGTTTCATATGCCGTTGGAACATATCCCATCCATGGGCCGTAATGTTTAGCGTCAATGCTGGCCTGTTTCACATTTAGCATATCCGTTAAAATTTGAGCCCCTGTTTTCCCCGAAGCATCCCAGTTCGCAGATAGTGTCACGCTATTAATGTCAGGATGATTTATATAAGAATAAATCTTATTCCGACTTCTATCATCTGCCGTACCCCATGCATAATCGGTATCA